CTACTCGCGCTTACATGCCATTCGGTGCTGCACACTTTGATTCTATTGAAAAGATTTCTAAAGCGCCAATCAAAAACAAGCGAATCCCTGCCGTTATGCGAGCAGCGGTATTTGCTCAGTGGCTGACACGCCCAGAGAGCGCATTTCTTGCTGACATTGTTGGAACAGATACGCCACCAGAGGGTAGCGGTTATGTGTATCGCGATGAGACAACAAACAAAATGACATTTGCTGTTCCGTTTGTTGCCGAAGCAGTTGGCACTGTAGGTGGCTTCTTGGCAGAACAGTTGACCGGCGGCAGGATTGCAGCAGAGTCATTCGAGGCGCTAAGATCTATGACTCTTAATGTTGAGCAACTAAATATGGTAACAGGTACCCCAACCGATGTTTCCAGTTTGTTGAAGTTGCCAGATGGCACAATTAATGCTTATCTTCCTGGCGTTAGCCCACTTGTTAAACTTGGCTTTGAAGCCATCGATGAACAAGTTTGGTATCGTGAGCACTTTAAGTGGGTGCGTAACTGGGTTAAGCCAATGCAGTCTGCTTACGCTTCTGGTTCTCTAGTTGACACACTTGGTAAAGAATTTACACCTTCCGCAATTACTAAGGTAATTGAAGGTCTTGATGCTATGATTACTGGATATTCTCCAGGCGAGGGCCGTGACACTGTGCGACCACACGTTCAAGCATCTGTTGCTTATCTAGCGTCAACTGGAATGTACGGTAACGTAGAGGGCAGTCGCACAACTGAAGACGAAAATAGACTGATTCAAGATGCAACCAAACTTGGCGGAGTTATGACGTTCCTGTATGGTTTGAATCAATTTGTTAACGTTGCTGGCATGAAGATGATTTATAACATTAAGGGCAAGGACGATCAGACTTTTTCACAATTGGTTATTGGTCAAGAGTATAGTGCCTGGATTGAAGAGGGTCGCACCACTACCGAAGCGCTTGTAATGGTAGCCGATCGCTATGGTTATGAAGGCCTTATGGCTATTGCCGCTGACCAAAAACAAATTGGATACAGTTCGACTGAAGCCTTTAATGCTCTTGGTAGAAATCCAGATCTAATTAACGTTGCCCCAAACACGTTCTCTCTACTATTTCCTGGCGACAAATATAGTCCGGAACTTGCCGCTAAATTCCGTCAAACAGGAACGCAGGGCGAAAAGTTCTCTATATCAGAAACTATGAATGCTATGGACTCTGTTGTTTACAAGGTACAGCGCGAGCGCCTAGACCGCATTGGCTCAGCGCAGAACTGGACTAACGCTCAAAAGCGTGCAGCAAAGAGCGCCCTGGGTCAGACGTGGGCTTTCGGTACTCCGGATCAAATTCCATTTGGATATGAAAGCACCAACTCAAAGGTAGATGAACTTCGTAAAGCAATTACCATGGTAGATAACGAGGCGGCGCAGGGTGCTAAGATAGCGATCGCTGTTCGAGAGGCTGGAGTTAGAGCAATGAAGGAACGTGGCGCGGCCATTACCTTAGGCGCAAAGGCCAATGCCGATATTGCCGCAGCGCTAACTCAGCAGTACAACAAAATTATTGAAGACTATCCAATGTCTAAACTTGTTATCGATACCGTATTTCTTATTGAGGTAGGAGAATAAAATGCCCATTCCACTAATTCCACTTTTAGCCTTTGTGGCTGCAAGCACAGCAATTTATGGTGGTACACAAGAACTTGTTAAGGCCAAAGATAATGCCCTAAAGCCAGTTGAAGATAAGCAAAAAGAAATCGATGCGGCAACCGCCGCAGCAGCAGGTGGCTCTAGTGGTACTACTGAAGGCCAGTACACTGACGCCCTGGCTCAAGCAATTGCAGCCGGAGGCGCGGCGGGTGGAACTGGCACGGCCGCTGAAAATCCTTATGGGTTTATGGAACCTGACGTGAAGCGTTTTGGTATGTATTTGCGTGCCGACGCACAGGGACAGGTGACCGCAGGTACTGTCACAAATCCTATTTACAGTGGCAAAGAAGCAGTTGACAAAGCCTTTAAGGAAGTGTTTACAAGTTCAAACCCAATGGCAGCATTTGATCAACTTAAAGATAAACTCTATATGGGTGGATTCTATAAGTATGGCTATCGCCCTGCCTATGGTGGTACTAGCGTATACCCTTCAACTGAAGACTACTATGCGGTAATGAATCTTTTAACATACTCCAACGCAACTAATCTTCCAAAGGAAGACGCACTTCAGGAGCGCCTAGCGGTTTCAGCCAGCATGGGTAACATTCCAGCATATGCTAATCCACAGGAAATTGCTTCTTACAGTGAGCGCATCGCTAAAGGCGAGCGCGATCAGGCCATGCAGTTTATTGCTGATCCAAATGATCCAACCAACCTGCTTAAAAATTGGGCTAACGAAAATGGTCTAGCCATTACCCAAGAGGCTTTGGTCACTAATGCTCAAAGAATTTCCGAAGGTACTACGACGCTAGATCAGGTTCAAAAAGCCTACCGCGAAAAGTATCTTGCTGGTATGTATCCGGCCTGGAAAGATGAACTTATGGCTGGCCAGAATGTACGAGACATTGCCGCCCCATACATTAACCGATACGCTAAACTTATGGAAGTTGACGAGAATAGTATCAAACTTGACAACCCAATTATTCAGCGTGCCCTTAATTCGGTAGACGCTAATGGAAAAATTACTGCAGTTCCAATGCATGAATTTGATAAGATTATAAAGAACGAAGGCGCTTGGTATGAGACTGCCAATGCGCGAGAAGAAACTGTTAAGGGCGTTGAAAACGTTCTTAGAATGATGGGACTATAAGGAGTTATCATGGCAGACTTTAAACCTTCTGGATCTACTAGCGGTACATACTACGTCGGAGCCGTTCCTGGCAGTGGTGCATTTACCGATATTGAATTAGACCCAAATGTATTGAGCATTAAAGATGCTCGACAATTAGCAACCTATCTGTTGGATCGTATTGGCGGACTGGGCTCACTAGCGCCCGCACTTATCAATGCGCTTAAGGCTGGAGAAACTGACAGCACTCGCATCATGGACTTTATCCGTCAGCAACCTGCTTATGCTGAGCGCTTTTCTGGTAACATTGCTCGCAAAAAGGCGGGACTGCCAACGCTAGGTGAGGCCGAGTATTTGAATCTCGAAACCAACTATCGCAAGGCTATGAGCCCATACTTGCCTGGCACATTTTACGATAAGCCAGCGGACTTTGCGAAGTTTATTGCTGCAGATATTTCCGCAGATGAACTCGCCGGTCGCGCTAAAACTGCATATGAATTTGCTCAAAGCAAAGATCCCGCCACCAAAGAAGCATTCAAGAAATTCTATAACATTGAAAGCAAGGATCTGGCAGCATACTTCCTAGATCCAAAGCGCGCTATGCCACTGCTCGAAAGCCGCGCTAAGGCCGCCGCTATTGGCGCTGAGGCAACCCGCTCCGGAATAGACCAGTCAGTTAACGCGGGCTACCTTGAGCGACTATCCGCCCAGGGGCTAGACCAGAGCACCGCTCGTCAGGTATTCGGCCAGGTGGCAACTAGCCTGCCAACCCTGAGCACGCTGGCCAATATCGAGGGCGATCAGTTGACCACCCGCCAGGCCATTGAGGGCCTATCTGGCATCAGCCAAGAACAACAGTCTAGAATTACCGGACTGGCTAGCCGCGAGCGCGCCCGCTTTAAGGGGTCCTCAGGTGGCACACAAATTCTTGGAACTGACATGTCCGGTTCCTTCTAAAAAACTCCTTTACATATAGTAGGAGTCTCATGACCCGCAATTTTCCTACGGCATACGCCGCTTAGGACCAAGCCAAAGATGGACCCACCGGCCCCATCTTGAGTAAAGACCGGTAGCAGAAGCCGATTTACTTCTACCTCCAGAAGTAAACGTGGTCTGCGAAACGCGAGTAAAAAGGAGAGCAATATGGCTACAAATGAACAATTCGAGGACGATGACTATACTGATGACGCAAGCCTGATGAAGGATTTACGTCGCCAGATTCGTTCGCTATCTAAGGAAAACGCCCAGTTGGCTGACCAGTTGGGTTCCTACAAGAGCGGTGAGCGTGAACGCAACGTCTCTGATGTTCTAGCCAAGTATGGCGCAAAGGCTGCCCTAGCAAAGTTTATTCCTTCCGACGTCGAAGGTGAAGATGCTATCAAGGGTTGGCTCGAAGAGAACGCTGAAGCATTTGGAATTAATCCAGGTGTAGCAGATACTCAGGTTGCGACATCAACAATTGACCCTAGCGTGGTTGAAGAAACTAAGCGTGTTCAGGCCCTAGGCCAGTCCGCTATCTCGCCAAGCCAGGTTCAGGATTTCGAGCAGAGAATTGCTAACGCAAAAAATACTACCGAAATCAACCAGATTATGCAAGAGTGGCAAAAGTCATCTCTATAATCTGTTTCATATCAATCTAAATCAAACCGACAAAGAAAGGTAGAAGAAAATGGCTGCTCCATATACTTCTCTTACTTCACTGTCTAACTTGGTCCAGACTGCTTATGACCAGTATGTTCGTCTCGCGCTTCGTTCAGAACCACAGTTCCGTGCAATCGCAGACACCAAGCCGGTCTCGCAGACTCAGCCAGGTGAAACAGTAGTATTCCAGATCCACGCGGATCTTGCTCCAGCGATCACCCCGCTTACCGATGACATCACCGACCCAGCGGGTGTATCACTAAACAACACCACCATGATTACTGTTACTCTAAACGAGTACGGTAACTGGACTGCTTACACTAAGGCACTTGAGGCTTATGCTCTTGACTCTGCTTTGGACACTAACGTAGGTAACCTTATTGCGTACAACATGAACGATTCGGTTGACGCAATCGTTGAGGCTGTACTTGCTTCAAGCGCTAACGTTATTGCTGAGCAGGGTGGTGTTCTTAAGACAACCGGTATCGTGCTTAACAGCATCGTTGCTACCGACACCATCAAGGCTCGCGACATTCGTTACGCTGTAGCGAAGTTGCGTGCTGCTAGCGTGCCAACCTTCAACGGTTACTACGTTGCGTACATTCACCCACAGGTTGCTACCGATCTCCGTACTGAGACTGGTGCTGCTGGTTGGCGTGAAGTTCACAACAACGTTGCTCCTGAAGAAATCATGGCTGGTGAAATTGGTATTTTCGAAGGTGTTCGTTTCATCGAGACCCCTCGTACCAACAAGGTAACTAACACTGCTGCTACTCCAGTAGATGTATACAACACCTACGTGCTTGGCCGCGAGGCTCTTGCTGAGGCTGTTGCTAAGGAGTTCGGCGTTGTAGTTGGCGGTACCATTACCGACCCACTAAAGCGCAAGACCCCTATTGGTTGGTACGGTATTGCTGGTTGGACCCTGTTCCGCCCAGAAGCACTTTACGTTATCAAGACCGCTTCTTCTATCGTTTAATCACGATGGTAAGCCTGACAGTTTAACTGTCTGGGGGGCTGGGCTAACACAGCCCAGTCCCCTTTTTACTTATTTTTTACTTTACTGTTAAGAGGTAGCAGATGTTTAATTCTAGTCTCATTGGTTCTGACTGGACACGCTATAACGTCTTTAGTACTACCGCACCCAATACAGTTGTACTGATTAACAATCAAACCAATAAGATCCCTCAGGTAGTAAACACTTCTGCTGACATAGTTAACATTACTCAAAAAGCAACAGCCCCAGTAACGGTTGTTCAAACTGTTGATCTTAGTTTAAGTGGCAATGCCGATGGTATTTTCGTAGGCCTTTACACATCAACGTTTACGCCAAGTTCCACATCGTACTGGCACAATGGCAATGGCGTAGGTGTATTTTTTGATATATTCTTAAATAGAATTCAGGCATTTTTGCCTGGATCTACTACACAGACTTTTGTTTATAATCCAGAAAACCCTTCGCCATTAACGTACTCAACTTGGCAGTTGCAGTGGACGTTCTCGGCAACCACAACTGCTGTTGATGTTTATCGTGACGGTATTTTTGTAAAGAACTTTTTATTTAACGTAACGTACCCATCAAACTTTGTACGAGATGGTATTTCCGCGTATAGCGGTTCTTTTACTGGAGTATTCGCGGCTAAAAATTATTCTCGCGAAGTTGACTATGGTACGACAACCATTACCGCAACTCGCAATGTAAATAAAACGGCGACCGTAAGTGGAAACATTGTGGGAGCACCACTTCCCGACAGTTACTATAGCGTAGAATACAAAATGGACGCGCTAGCAGACAACTGGAGAGTTCTTGGCGCCGTTGGTTCAGAGGCAGTTTCTTTTAACTTTACTCACACACAAGCAGAAGGTTATCACCATACCGCAGCGTTTACCTATCGCCTCCTACGCGTAGAGGCAGATGGACTAGTCGACCCACTAGGAAGTGCAGTGCTTGCTGGTAATTCTATTGTAGCCTACGATCCACAAACCGAAACCGGCGTAACTCTTACTGATCTTCGTTATGAATACAAGGCAGATAACCCCGCCTTAACTTATGATAAACTGGGCGTGAACGTATCGCTTCCAGCAACACCTGAAGTACTCACAAGAAATACATGGTTAGTATATCGCATTGCCGATATTCGAACTGGTAAAATTTTAAATAACGCCAATGGCGCATGGAGTTCTTTGCCCGTGTCTGGCGGCCTAGATTTAGATACCTCCGACGGTACGGTAGACCCAAACCTAAAGACATTAGATGTTCAAGTAACTGGCATTACTAACCCTGGGAACAAAGGAATTATTCTAGAGTTCGGCTTTACGGTTGCGAATACCCAGCCCACTACCATGAACGATACCAGCATCTCTTACCCTGGCATTGTCTATATCTATCCATATGACGTTAGCGCTGACCCAACCAAACCAAGCATTGCCCTTGACGCTGGTACTGTAAATTCGGGTAATGGCGACATCGACTATACCAACCCGGGCACCAGCACTGGTAACCCAGCATTCACTGGCGATGACGGCAAGGGCATTGTTGTTGGTGAAGATCCAGATAAGATCTGTCTGAAAGACAAGGTCACTAACGCAACCCTTATATGCGCTCAGTTACCAGCAGGCACCACGCAAGATACGCCCCGCACTATTCGTAAGATTAATGATCGCATTATCATAATCATAGGCGGTAAAGTCATTATCACTTACAAGATTGATCCCAACACATATCCAAACCTTTCGGTATCGCAGGGCTGGATTGGGTTTGTTGATAAGATTACCGGCGCACGTATTCCATCTCCAGCCAATGCACGCGCAATCTACCCACCACTAACTAGCGATTTGTATATACTTAACGCTGTTGAGCAAGAGTCTCCAATTAGCGGAGACCATCGCCTGTTCCTGTTCGGTAACTCTTACCGCTATCAGGGCTACACTGTTATGCTGTACGATCAGCCTGACGATTCTATCGTTGTGGTTTCCGATAGCGAACCAGTTGATCTTGACGTAGTAAATGCTGATCGCTCTTATGTGGGCGGTCGCACCTACATTATTCCACTTACCGACGCGCTGGCAATTGCTGATGCCGGATACTATAACTGGCTGACGCCACTAGCATAGGAGAAATAAATGACAATTGAAGCAGGTTATAAGGCTGACGCCCTAACGCGTTCGCCTGTTTTATACTATGACTTTGATGAGCCAAATGGTACAGTTCCAGTTAACTCTGGATCGCATACCGCTACGGCACTTGCCATGTCTGGCGGCGCCTTCACGAGTGGTGCGGCTTTATTCGGTACAGCGGCCAACACCTCGATGGCAAACACAGCATCGCGGTGGCCATATGTTCCGTATAACGCAAACCTTCAACTGCCTAACACCGGCTTTACTATTGAGTTTGTGGCTCGCATTGACAGCAGCGCGGGTGGTATTGTAGCACAGTATAACACAACCGTTACTGGTGGATTTATGATCTGGACTTCGGGTAACTTTTTACAAGTTGGTGTGCTAAAGAACTCAGTATTTCCACTGTATACTTCCTCTCTCGCTACAGTTGGAGATGGGCTAAGACATCACTACGCAATGACCTGGGACGGCACAAGCGTGCGATTGTACATTGATGGGGTTCAACGCGCATTTGGAACACCGGCAAGCGGATATCAGCCTCCAACCACAAATGGTTATTTGGCTTTTAAAAAGTTAGCCGACACCCTAACTACTCCAAACAACGATTCATTTACTGGGCGCATGAGCCACTTTGCTGCATACAAAACAGCATTTAGCGCTAGCCTTGTCGCTACTCGCTATGCTCTAACCAATAACACGGCACCAGCAACGCCAGCAATTAGCCTTCTTGGTTATGCGTCGACAACAAATGACGCCCTAATTCAATGGAACTCTGTCTCTGACGAGACATATACAGTTCAGCGCTCTACCGCAGCAGACTTTAGCGCTAACCTTGCTACTGGTGTTATCTCGGGATTGCCTACAAGTTCAGTTACGGTTGGCTTTGGCGCGGGACAATTTGGCAGTGCGCAGGTTGCTGGAACTACATACTATTTCCGTATGAAGGCAAGCAAGCCAGGTTTGGAATCTGCTTGGAGTAACACGGTAAGTGGAACAGTTCCCGCTGCGCCGCCGCCACCGGTTGTGCCATCAATCACGTTGTTGGACTGGATTACTATTGAAGGTGAGATTGCTGCCCTCATTGAGTGGAACGCAATCTCTACAGAATCTTATATAGTTGAGCGCTCGCTAACTTCAAACTTTGCCAGCCCCTCTGAGAGTCTAGAATATGGCGGCTTCCCAGACGAAAGCGTAGTTGTTGCTTATGGTCTTGACGAATTTGGCAGTTCAAATATTGAAAATACTTTCTACTACTTCCGTATGAAATCAATCTCCGGCGGAGTTGAGTCTGCTTGGAGTAACACAGTAAGTGGAACAGCGGTGGTATCAGGGCCGCCTCCGCTTGATCCGCCATACGAAGGCCAGCCTCTTCTAAGTAGCCTTAACCGAATAGCCTATCTAGATGGCTCGCACGGTGAAGGAGCAGTTGCTTATGCGCTGACTGGAATTCCAGGCATCTCGCTTGTGGCTGCGCTTAACCTAATGGCTGGCACGCAAGGACTAGAGTTAGACGGCGTACTAAATGTTATCGCCGGAACCACCGGCCTAAGTGCTGACGAAGCGGCAAGGAGAATCATCTAATGACAACTTTTGAAGATATCATTCAGGAAGTCTATTTAAACATGGAAGGCTTCAGCGGAGACCAAGATATTTATGGTACCCTGTCAGCCAACCTTACAAACTCGGCAACAACCTTTACCGTACTCGGGGCAACGTTCCCAGACGGGTCGGGCTTTACCGCAGGAGTTATCGAGGTTGGCGAAGAACTAATTTACGTTCAACAGTTTGACCGCACTACGGGTACCTTTACTGGTGCTCTGCGTGGCTGGCGTGGAACTACCGCAGTGGCACACAGTGCGGGCACCCTAGTTCGCAACAACCCAAAGTTTGCTCGTCTAACTGTACGTCGTGCCGTTAATGACACCGTTACTAACCTACACCCACGCGTACCAGCAATCAAGACTTACGAGTTTACCTATAGTGGTGGCCGTGTACGTTACGATATTCCTGCTGACGTAGCGCGTGTGATGCGCGTAACCTTCTCGGCACCTGGCGCAAGCAAGGTGTGGGAGCCTGTTAACCGTTGGAACTTTGATGCAGCAGCAGCCGCTTCTGACTCAACCACCCAGCGCAGCATTGAAATCTATGACGCCCTGCCTGGCCGCAAGGTACAGATCCTGTATCAGGGTGAGCCAAGCAAGTTTGACCTACTAACTGACACTATCACCGACATTGGTCTTTATGACTGGGCCCGCGATCTTGTTGTGCTAGGTACCTGTTACCGCCTGGCTTCCTTTGTAGATGCTGGTCGTATCTCTGGCACTAGCGTTGAACAGAACGCAATGGCTGCCGCTGGTGCGCTTGGTGGATCCGGCCTAACTGCTGGACAGAACCTTAGCAAGTACTTCTTTGCTCTATATCAGACACGCTTGCTTGAAGCGGAACAGCGCATTCAGGCACTGTATCCTGCCGTTCGTCACTATACACGATAAGGGGAGGCCATGCCTACTTTGCCATCTTGGGATAACAACGGCCCAAACAGATATGATTATGCGATAACCGGAATCGTTGGCGGCTCGCCAACCGCCATTCCTTTTATGGCTATGCCCGCACGTGAGTACCCTTACACTCGTCAGACAATTAGTCCGCGTAAGCAACAGATCGACACGACAACAGAGATCGGTGAGCAGGCCCTACAAAACTGGTGGTATCGTTCACAGTCATCATTTGACTACGGCGCTGGCATTAAGTTCTTTGACACCGCCCGAGACGAAACACTATCTAGACGTTTTGCCGACTCGTGTGGCGTTAACGTATTTGACGAAGGTCAGATTACTCTGCTTCGCGAATCAAATCGTATTGATTTGACTGGCGACACCACTTACGAAGCGGGGCATCACCAAGTTATTGGTTATGCTAACGCAGGCGAAGAGGGCGTACTGGTTGTCAGTAACAGTTCACTTAAGAAAGTTACTGCCGCTGGCGCTGTAAGCACTATCACCTGGGGTGGAACTGACGCAATCTTCGACCTTACCACTGACGGTGGCGCATGGTTTGTTGTAGCCGCAAGCGGTGTTTATCGTGGAGTACTTCCAGGCGGTGCCGGAACTAAAATCTACGCATTCGAGACAGCACCTAACCGTGCACGCATTGAGTACCTTAAAGAGCGTTTGTTCATTATGGGAAACAATAAAGCCTGGTCTGCTGCGCCTACGCCATCTTATCTTCCAATGACACTCATGAACTCTTCTACTGTGTCCAACGTTAACCAGCAGGTGCCTTTGTTCTATGCTCACGGTAGCCCTGATTGGATTTGGACAGCCGGAGCCGAGGGCCCCCGCGCAGTGTATGCTTCCGGCTACTCAGGCGATCTGTCTAGTATCTACTACTCTGCCCCAAACGTTAGCGGTGGAACAGTAACATATGAATCGCCTTCTGTTGTAGCGCAGTTGCCACCAGGCGAACGAGTGCTTGCTATGCGTTCATATCTGGGAACATACATGTTACTGGGCACTAATCTAGGCTTCCGAGTAGCACTACTGGGATCCGATGGCACCCTACAAGTTGGGCCGTTAAGCGTAGAAACCGACGGAGACGTCAACGCTGTTCACTCTAATGGAAACTTTGCATGGTTCGGAACTAGCAACTGCTCTGGCAAGATTGGCTTATATAAAGTTGACCTATCGCAGCCAGTTCAGGCTAACAGTCTGCTCTTTGCGTGGGCTCGCGATATATATATGAACAACAGCACCTGGTCTTCCACTTCTGAAGTGCATGGTATCGCACCAATTGGCTATAGCGGACGCATTGCTTTTACTATTGATGACGTGGGCCTTGTGTTTGAAAGTGATGCTACTCTTGTATCAGAAGGCTGGCTAGAAACGGGTAAGATTCGTTTTGATACTGCCGAAGATAAAGTCTTTCAGTTCCTCCGCGTTAACACCCTAGCATCTCCTGGCTCTGTCAAGATAGAGTGGCGCGACGAAAGCGCAACACTTGCCCAGTTGATTGGCGTTACCTCTACGGTTGGGCTAAAGGCTATTGATACAGATGGTTCCGATGGCGACCCACACTCTTGGCTATCTTATCGATTTACTTTATACCGCAGCGCAACTACTTCTATTGGGCCGACCGTACTATCATACCAGGTTAAGGCGAACCCAGCAAACATTGTGCAACGCGGTATCCGTGTAGCGTTGATGTGCTTTGAGCGTGAGCAAAGCGGTCTGTCTAAACGTGTTGTTGAGCGCCCAGTTTGGGATCGCATTGAGGCACTAGAGGCTGCCGAAACTAACGGTGCAGTTGTTCTGTTCCAAGATTTTAACACCGGTGAAGAGCGTTACGCTTTGATTGAAAGCGTTCAGTTTAATGCTGCGCCTATTGCCGATCATCGTGAGGGCCGTGCCAATCCTGGTGGCACCCTCATTGTTACACTACGGGCGGTGGTGTAAATGTCCAACTTCCTGATCCTGCTTGCCGCCGCTGCTGATCCGTTTGCGAACTTTGCTGACGTGGTCATTGGTTGGGGTCAGGTTGCCACAGCCCTTGCTGCCATTAGCGTGGTGGTTGGGTTTGTGTTCCGACGTGTGGTGTTAAAGCCACTTGATCGGAAAATTGCGGAAGCAACGAAGCAAATCCAACCCAATGCAAATGGAGGAGAATCGTTGGCAGATGTAAACAAGAAAGTTGATGACCTTACCAGTACCATTAACCAGATTGACAAGCGTTTAGATCAGATTGAAGAAAGAAACTCTGAAATGTTTATGCATCTTCTGAATCTTTCTGCGCGCTTGCCCTCCCCTCGTCGCCGTAAAAAGGCAGATGAGGAAGAGGCTTCCACAGAGTAGCCCTTATACGGCCCTGTAAGGCCCGTAGCGGGCACGAGCCCCCTAGTTAGGTGTAATCACCCGACTGGGGGGTTTGTCGTTTCTACGGGGCTTGTAGCCCCTCTGGCCGCGGACGGATAATCGGGTATAGCAGATAAAATCTGTTAGACTATATATAAATAACGCCCCTGAAGGGCGTATATATGATATAAATATTTATACCCCCTCGGTAAAAGAACGGGTAGAGTAGAAACTTTACGTTAGATATATATACATAGCAAACGCAAAGGCGTTTGCATATATAACAAAGGAAACAAAATGACAAAAGCAGATATCGGAATCAGCGCAGTAACAACCGAAGATGGACAAGTTCTTTTGATCGCAACCCCACCAGTAATGGGCGACGCAACCCCAGAGTTTCTCGCAGAGCACGAAGAGCGAACACAGCAGTTGGTTGATGAAGTTCTAGATGCCTACGAAAACAATCAGGCATAGTATATAAACCCCGTTAGAAAACCAATACAAACGAAAGGAGCCTGACATAATGTCAAGCGAAGCAAACTACTCACTAACCATCAAAGTAAACGGTGACCTATTCACTGTGCGCGGAGATAACGCCGATGCGTTTCAACAGAACCTTGTGTTCGCACGAGACGTGATCGCTGACGTTGAAGCATTACAGGCTGCCGCAAGTGGCAAGGGTCACGCTCGAGTTCTTGAGCAAGCCTTTCCAACGGCACAGCCAGTGTATGCTGACGACCCATTTGCGGAGCCAGCACCTCGCCCTACCGCACCTAACGCGTTCAACGGTTTGGCCACCTCGCCAACCTGTTCGCACGGCCCAATGAAGCATATGCCTTCTGGTGTATCAAAGAAAACTGGTAAGCCTTACGCAGCATTCTGGGCATGCACCAGCAATGACCGCGCAACGCAGTGCCCAGCAAAAAGTGGGGCATAATGAATACTCTTGATGCGATGACACTGCTTCTGGTTTCTTCCGCAACCGGAGTGATAGTCGGACTGATCGTAGTCGAAGGCTATTCACAATGGGCTTTGCGAAAAAACCAGCGAGAAGCCAAGAAGTTTTATGACAAATATGGCAAGGACAAAAATGACCGATAACAATACGGATAGAGTAGCGGCATTTGCGTTAGGAATGCAGACGATGCGAGTGCTGACAGCCATTCTTGATGGCCTACGCACACGCCACAATCTGGTAGCCCAGGGTATGGCAGACGGACAGATTGAAACAACCGACTACAACAAGGGTTATCTTGAAGGCCTACTACACGTTGGTCTTGACCTGGAAAATACAATCAAGGAGATGCTAAATAATGGAACAGAAGAATCCACGACAACTGCTGATGAGAGCGGAACAACTGCGTCAGAAAGCGGATCAGTTGGAGAGCAAGATTCAGGACGAGATGGAGACAGAGGAACAGCCGAGCCAGTCTTGGCTGACCAGTAGTCAGTCACTAATCGCGAGCCTCCTCAAAGAGGCAGACGATCTTGAGACATCGCACTTTGATCGTCTTGGAAATATTCTATGGGATAGCGTAACCAAAGTGGTTGCCGAAGGTTTCCCAGCAGCAGAAGTTTCACTTGATATTCTGACCCAGTGGGAAGAAGCCGGTATCGTATCCGGTGTGAACGAGAAGGCCCGTATCCTAAACCGCGCAGCAGAAATCGGAGGCAAGCAGTAATGAGAACCCTAACACGTACACTGTCGCACGGAGATGCTGGCGGACAAGCACTGCCACAAACATTACGAGCACTCAAAGACTTACAGGTAGACATTCGCGGTTCAGAGATCGCAATGATTGCCGGTGTCCCAGGTGCTGGTAAATCCTCACTCGCATTATACATTGCCGCCAAGGCGCAGGTGCCCACACTATACATCTGTGCGGACACTGCCGCGTTTACAATGACGCTGCGCCTGGCTGCGATGCTAACCGGTAGAACCCAGCAGGAAATAGAACGACGTATCAGTCAGCCAGATGGCCACGAGTGGGTCAAGGGTGTGCTTGCTGACGCAAGCCACGTAGTCTGGTCATTTGATAGCGCACCAAACCTTGACGACATTGACAAAGAAGTTCAAGCCTTTGAAGAAGTGATGGGTATCAACCCAGCACTCATCGTGGTGGACAACTTGATTGACGTGGCGGACGGCGGCGGCGACGAGTGGGGAACCCTTCGTGCTACAATGAAGGAACTAAAGTTTCTCGCACGTGATACCGGCGCAGCACTACTGCTACTACACCACACCAGCGAAGGCTTCAACTACGACGTAGCGCCACCCCGATCCTCTCTACAAGGTAAGGTTGCGCAGTTGCCTGCCGTTATTCTAACCGTACATAACGACCCAACTCGTTCATCTATGGCTATCGCCGCAGTAAAGAACCGCTACGGCGCAGCAGATCCAAGCGGTAAGACCGCAGCGTATGTGTGGTTTGATGCCGCACGTATGAGTATCACAGACATCGATCGATAGGAACCCTTATGACTACACGACAAGGCCACAAGAGACGCGGCAAAGGTTTTGAAACCGACCTTATGAAATGGTTTCGTGAACGCGGATATGTTACTGAAAGACTGGCGCTCGCCGGTAGCCTTGATGAAGGCGACCTGGTTGTCAAGTTTCCAGGAGCAGAAGGCGTGCTAATCGTAGAAGCAAAGGCACCAGGTCGTGACGGTAAGATTGATCTGTCCGGCTGGCGCAAGGAAGTTCAGCGAGAGGTAGCCAACTATGCTAACGCACGCAACCTACCAGTAGAGATGGTGCGTGGGCTTGTAGTTATCAAGGCAATAGGCAAGTCGCTTGACGAAGCCTACGTTGTAGACAGTTTGAGCACTACGTTTCCAGAAGTTCCGGAAGCATACAGGCAGAGTAGCCAGGAACCGTTAGAGAACTAACTATGATGGACACACCTAAACCAGATATCATCGCTGTGCTTGAAGCATACGGTGCACAGGTTCGCAACTCCCACGGGTGGGTAGCAATCCGCTGCCCATTCCACGGGGATAGCAACGCCTCCGCTTCCGTAAACGCAGACTTCGGTAAGTTCAACTGCCACGGCTGCGATGTTCACGGAGACGCCTGGGATTTGATAATGGCACACGAAGGGTGCGAACTAAAAGAAGCCATAGAGATCGGCAAATCTTTTGGAACAGCAACCTATCAAACGCAACAGCCCAAGACGCGGGCAACTACAACAACATACAAACCGCTTGGTCGGAGAGGTAGGAAATAACTTTGTCGCTAACACCAAAAGCACGTGCTCATATGGAGAAAGCAACCCAACAGTATGAGGCTAACATCGCGCAGATCAAGGACTATCTACTTGGTCGCGGCATTGATGGAGCCACCGCTAAACGATACCGCTTGGGTTATGTTGCTGAACCAGTAGTCGGACACGAGAAGTATCGCAATCGCTTGGCCATTCCATACGTTACGCCGTCAGGCGTAGTAGATATTCGCTTTCGCTGTGTGCAGAACCACTCCTGTAAAGAAGCGGGCTGCGCAAAATACCTAACACAACCAGGACACAAGCAACGTATCTATGGAACCACCGCAGTGATGAGCGCCGATGACACTATCGCAATCACAGAAGGCGAACTTGACGCGGTAATCCTAAATAAGATTGGCATTCCGGCAGTCGGTATCGCAGGAAGCAAGGCTTGGAACACGGGCTACTACCCACGTATCTTCGCAGACTTCACCAACGTTATCATCTTTGGGGACGGCGACGAAGCGGGCCGCGACTTTGCTGAAGCGGTAGCCCGAGACCTGGAAGATGCCCTTATCGTTGATATGCCAACCGGCTTTGACGTTACCGACCTATACTTGGCGCAAGGCGCTGACGAACTATACATCAGAGCAG